GCGATAAACCGATTGACGATATAGGAAAAGAGGTCGAGGCCCGGCGGCAGAAAGAAGCCGGGGCGCACCCGCCTAAAAAATCCGGCGATAATGACAAAGGATTAAACTCCCGCTTCATCATTAAATGCCTCAATGCCAATGAGTTGGGTGATGGGATGCTGTACGCGGCCATTCATAAAAATAAATATATATTCAACAAATCAACAGGTGGGTGGATGATCTGGACGGGGCACTATTGGGATATCGATCATTTCAACCGAGCCCACGCTAATGTTGAGGGTGTCTCTGATGTATATTTGAAGGAGGCTTATAATATTGTTGACCGCATTAAACAGGCAACCAAACAAGAAAAAGATGACGAGGTGAAACAACTAACCAAGCTGCAGACCCGTATTTATAAACGTGTGCGGCGCCTTCGAGAAGAAAAAGGTAGAGTTAATACCTTAAAATTTGCGCACACGAACCAAGAAATGGCGATCTCGATTAAAGGTGATGAGCTGGACCAGCAGCCATTATTGCTTGGCACACCCGGCGGTGTCATCGAACTCCGCACCGGGACCTTTCGCCCGGGCCGCCCAGACGACTTGATATCCATTATCTCGCCCATCGAATGGCAGGGGATCGACTGCCCGGCGCCGACATGGGAGCTGTTTTTGATGGACGTGTTTGAAAAAAACCTCGAGCTCATGGATTTCATTGCCCGGCTTTTCGGATACGCGGCCGCCGGGCTTAACATCGAGCACGTTTTCCCGATCCTGATTGGCCGCGGCCGCAATGGAAAAGGGACAATAATTGAAATCATGATGCACGTCATGGGGGATCTCGCCGCTCCGATCTCTGCCGAGACGCTCCTGGATCAAGGCCGCGCGCGAAATTCGGCCGGACCCTCCCCGGACATCATGGCCTTTCGCGGCCTCCGGATGGCGTTTGCATCCGAAACAGACGAGGACCGCCGCTTTTCCCACTCCCGCGTCAAATGGCTTACCGGCGGCGACTCCCTGACCGGCCGTCAGCTGCAATCCAGCCTGGTCAAGTTTGAAACAACCCACACACTATTCCTTATGACCAACCACGAGCCCCAGGCGCAATCCGATGATTTCTCTTTTTGGGAGCGCGTTTTCATAATTCCGTTTAACCTCTCCTATGTCAACCGAGAACCGGCCGCCGACTATGAGCGACCGGCGGATAAACACCTCATGGAGAAGTTAAAGACCGAGGGTCCGGGGATCCTGGCCTGGCTGGTCCGCGGTTATCTTGCATGGCAGCAAATCGGCATAGACCCGCCGTTGATAGTGCAACGGGCCACAGAGGATTACCACCGTAATGAGGACGTGATGCAGGATTTTCTAGACATGTGTTGCTTTCTAGAACCGGCGCAAGAGACTGGAGCGTCGGAATTGCATTCGGCATTTGCAGTATGGTGGACTGAAAATATGTCCAACCGGGTCCCGTCCCAAAAAAAATTCGGTAAGTGGATGCGCAGGCGTTTCAAGTGGGAAAAGATCGGCACCGTCCGATATTATGGCCTCGGTCTGAAATCAGAGGAGTTCGGATCATGACCCCCGGACCTTCTGGACCATTGAAGGCTTTTTCCCATAAAGCCACTCAGAACGCTTTTAAAGTTTTTCGCGGCTAAGCTTACACCAGGCTAATGGTCCACAAGGTCCATATAATTAAAAAAGATATGCATACAATAATAAAAAAAAAGAAAAAAAATCATTTAATTAAAGGAAAATTCTGATGGAGTACACCGCCGACAGCATCCAGGAGGTAAAACAGGCAGCGAATATCGTTGATATTGTCGGATCGTTTGTTCTGCTTAAAAAAAACGGCAGCAATCATTTCGGATTATGCCCGTTTCACGACGAAAAAACACCCTCATTTACAGTGTCCGCCGGCAAACAAATGTTTTATTGCTTTGGATGCGGGTCCGGCGGGGATGTTATCGAGTTCATTATGAAGCAAAAAAGCGCATCTTTTTCAGATGCCGTCCGTGAAATCGCCGGTATTGCCGGCATTACATTAACAGAAGACAAAGGCGGCATCAATCCGTCTTTATATAGTGCCCCAAAAATGCCGGGCGCCGGTCGTGAGCAGGTAAAAGATTTTGCAACGCCTGCCCCATACCCGGCACCGGCGACTACCCAAAGCGCTGCATGGTTGGCCAAAGCCGCAGCGTTTACGACATGGGCGCATAAGAAATTATTGGAAAACCCGGAGAAGATGGAGTGGTTGCACGCCCGGGGGATCAATGCCGAAACGATCCGGACCGCTTGCCTGGGATGGAACCCGGGAGAGCACGGCCGGGACCTGTGGCGCCACCGATCGACGTGGGGGTTGCCCGAGGAATTGAAAAAAGATGGAAAAGCCAAACGCCTATGGCTGCCGAAAGGGTTAGTAATCCCTTTATTATTAAAAGATACCGGGGAAAAATCAAAGAATATTGAAGAAAAATCCTGTGGATCCCCACAAATAAACGGTTGTAATCAAGTGTTACGGATCCGCATCCGGCGTTTTTACGACCGGCCGCCTGACTATTATGTGATACCCGGCTCCGCCATGGACGCCATGGCCCTGGCCACCGCCCGCCCGGCTGTCGTGTTGACCGAGTCAGAGCTCGATGCGATCCTGATCAACCAGGAGGCCGGGGATTTGGTGTCAGCTATTGCCATGGGGACCGCCCGGGCGAAACCCGCCGGCAAGGTGCTGGACCAGCTCGTCAAAGCGGCCGTCATTTTAGTGGCTCTTGATTTTGACCCTGCCGGAGCCGAGGCATTAGAATTTTGGAAAAACTATTTTCCCCAATCCACCCGATGGCCTCCGGTGGGCGGCAAGGACCCAGGCGAGATGTTTGCCGCCGGTGTATCGATCAGAGATTGGATTCAAAGCGGCATCCCCGCCTCTTTTTCTACCGGACCGTCGTTGTTAAGCCAGCGAAAAGGGGTGGGCGGCGCATTGAAACCGGAGCCAAAGGCGCCGGCCTCGACGGAAAGCAGTTGCAGCCCGCTACAACAGTTGGCCGATTTACTCAAAACCTCGCCCGTTTCCATCCACAATACCCCGGATCGGCTGCATATCCGGCAGCCGCGCAAGTGGGCCAAGGACCATTGGCAAAAATCAAAACAGATTTCCGAACTGGTATTTTTCAACCCGGATGTGTTCGACTTCATTTGCGCCCATCCGGAGGAAGTTATAACCGGAAAGAATATTTTAGCTGTAAAGGGGGTATAAGCATGAAGTTAAAGTGTAGCATATGCGGGGAAGATTCACGTTCCCATCTATTTCGGTGCGAAGACCATTACCGATGTGATGTTTGTGGGACAAAGAAAAACCTGTGTTATCGAAACAAAGGGTTAACTTGCGATGCCTGCCATGCCGAAATTGCCAGGAAACAGGTTGAGGCTTTTGACGGGGATATTAACTATACGAGCGAAATTATCTGCCCTTGGTGTGGTGACGAGCGTTCGGACAGCTGGGAAGACTCCGATGAAGACACGCATTATTGCGAGAATTGCGAAAACGAATACAGCCACACCCGAAATGTCGAAGTTACATACTGTACCAGTAAAATAGATAAAACCATTATGGCAGGATGATCAAAAGAGGAAAAAATACAGATCCGGGCATCGGAGGAAAGGATCGACCTTCTGCTGGGGCGGTGAGGAAGGAGTAAAAACCATGTTAAATAAACAAAAAGGCAATATGTACGGATTCGTGGACGCCACATTTAATACTGTGAAGGGGAAGTGTCCGCACGATTGCTCGTATTGCTACATGAAGCGGTGGGGTCCGCAACCCGAGCTGCACTTTGATGAATCGGAGCTGAAAACGGATCTGTATAAGTATGGAGAAAACCAATTCATCTTTGTCGGGTCGTCGTGTGATATGTGGGCTTTTGACTGCCCTTCTTTTAATACCTCGCTAATAAAGGGTGCGTGGGTATACGCAACGATCATGCATTGCCAGAAATTTCCTAAAAACAAGTATTTACTCCAAAGCAAAGCCCCGCAATGCATCCTCTATTGGATTGGTTACCTCCGGAAAAACTTTACCATCGCAACCACCATCGAAACAAACCGGGCCTATCCGGAGATGGGAAAGGCGCCGCCGATCGGCGAGCGGATCCACGCGCTTCGCGAAATAAAAGACCAGGGGTTTACAACCATGATCACGATCGAGCCGATCATGGATTTTGATTTTGCGGAGCTGACGAACTGGATTTACGAAGCCCGCCCGGACCAGGTCAACATCGGCGCGGACAGCCAGGGCCACAACCTCCCGGAACCGACCCCGGGAAAAATAAAAGCACTGATCGTGATGCTTTCACAGTTTACCAGGGTCACGCAAAAGCCGAATTTGAAGAGGCTGATGCACATGGGGCATGGCGCTTAGCGCAAAGCGCAGAGCGGAAAGGGGGTAACCATATGTCTAAAATTGCTTATATTTCAAAGAATTTTAAACCATCATCAACACTAATTATTCAGCAAGCCAATGAGATTATCGATGAATATATGGACGATGGGTATCGGCTCACCTTAAGGCAACTGTATTACCAGTTTGTTTCAAGGGGTTTCATCCCTAACAAGCAAAAAGAATATAAGCGCCTGGGCTCTATTGTCGGGGATGCCCGCCTTGCGGGTTTGACCGATTGGGCCGCCATTGAGGACAGGACCAGAAGTTTAAGGGGACATACTCACTGGAGAGACCCGGGGCACATTATAGGCGCTGTAAAGTCTAACTTCCGTCTAAACCATTGGGCCGGGCAGCAGTACCATGTCGAAGTGTGGATCGAGAAGGAGGCTTTGACCGGAGTTATTGCCGGGATTTGCGGAGAGTTGGACGTCGCCTATTTCGCTTGTAAGGGCTATGTCAGTTTGAGTGAAATGTGGCGCGCCGCACAAAGGTTCGAAGCAGTTCCTTTGAAGTCGCCAGCGGAGACCGTCCCCATTAAAATTATACACTTAGGTGACCATGACCCATCGGGTATGGATATGACGCGGGACATTGAAGACCGTCAAGATGTTTTCGGGGTATTTGATATTGAAGTAAAACGCATCGCTCTTAATATGGATCAGATTAAAAAATACAACCCACCGCCTAACCCGGCAAAGGTTACCGACTCCAGGTGTAATGGATATGTAGCGATGTATGGCCATGAAAGCTGGGAACTCGATGCTCTTGAACCAAGGGTCTTGCGGAACCTTATCAAGGATACGGTTTTAATGTACCGAGATGAAGAGATTTACAACCAGGTTCTAAACCAGGAAAAGAAATATATCAATGTGCTTGATAAAGTAGAAAAGAATTGGAAGCAGTTGTAATTCACATTTACCGGTTCTAGGTAAAAAAATGATACGAGTATTCCCCCGAAAAACAAAATGGACACCGACAGATGAATTATCTTTTGTCGGTGATCCGCAGCTGTGGCGGCCGCCCATTCAGCCCGTTTATATTTCATGCGCTTTTACATGGGACAAAAAAGAATCTGAAAGGTTGAAAAGATCTTGGCTGCGCTTTTATCAAGATGTTCGAATTGGTGGACCCGCATATGACGACAAGGGCGACGAATTTGTTTCTGGCCGGTTCTTAAAAGAAGGCGTGACAATAACAAGTAGAGGGTGCTCGAAAAACTGTCCATATTGTTTTGTACCGAAAAGAGAGGGAAAGATTAGAGAATATCCGATCAAAGACGGTTGGGTTCTACAAGACAATAATATTTTAGCCTGTTCGGAATTACATCAAAGAAACGTATTTGAAATGTTACGAAGGCAAACGAAGCAAATTGATTTCAATGGTGGTTTAGATCCTGATCTATTGGAAAATTGGCATGTAAAAGAATTTGAAACATTAAGAGTTCGTCATTTTTGGTTTTCCTGCGATACGCCAAGCTCAATCGGTCCACTGGAGCGAACCGCAGATCTAATGAGCGATTTTAAGCAATGGCAGAAACGATGCTATGTGCTTATTGGATTTAATGATGAATCGCAACGAGAGGCAGAGGAAAGGCTGAACCGGATATTTGAAATGGGTTTCTTGCCATTTGCACAGTTATATCAAAACGACATAAAAACGTCGTGGTCTAAAGATTGGGACCGCTTGCAAAGAAAATGGTGCAGACCGGCAGCCTATAAAAGCAGGCGATCCGTAATCTAAAACCCAAAACACCCTTTTTCCTACTTTGCGTCTTTGCGCCTTTGCGTGAGAAATTATGACTGAACCTAAAACAGACATCGAAGTCCTAATCGAAGCGAAGGAAACGGCCCGGGCGCGGGTTGTGACGGATCCGAACGATAAGAACCTGGCGGCGTATGAGCGGGCGTTGAAACTGGTTGACGGCCGGCAGGGAAACGGGGATCCGGAAGAGCCCGCGTTTGCCAACCGCCTCGAGGCGTTGAAGCAGTTGGAGCGGCTGGGGTACAAGATCAAAAAAAGCAAATTGTACAAGGACGCGAAGGACGGGCTTTTGCGGCTGCAGCCGGACGGGAAAGTGTTGGAAAAAGATCTCGACCGGTATGCTCGCCTGGCCCGGCTGGATAAACCCGCCGCAAGATCCGGGGTCAACATCGATGATGTCCTGGCGGACACAGCTAATGCTACGCTGAAAAAATTACAGGAGCAGATCAAGGATTTAGAATTAAAAAATGAAGTCGCCACAGGGCAGCACGTCGAAAAAGCCCTGGTCGACATGGAGATGGCATCCCACATCGCGGTGATCAACGCCGGCTTCGATCAGGTGATATCCGAGTCATTGCCGGAAGTGATCGACGTCGTCAACGGCGATTCAACCAAATTGGCCGAGGCGATGGAGCTGGTCGCAAATAAAAAAGCGGAGATGATGAATCGGTTGAGTGAGATGAAGTTTGAGGTGGAGTTTGGGGATTGAAGATTTCAGATTTAAGAGGAGGAAACATGCCAAAAAGAATACAACGGAAACGAACGAAAGGTTGGAAGATGCCAGACAATACCGTTTATGTTGGTAGGCCATCGAAGTGGGGAAACAACCTCCATGACGATTCTCCCTTTACAAGATATGGGGCGTGTATAAAAAATTTAATCGAAAATTACAGTGGTTACGACATTAATGAATTAAAAGGTAAGGATCTTGCGTGCTGGTGCCCACTTGATCAACCGTGTCATGCCGATGTGCTGTTAAAAATAGCTAACAAGCCATCCATTATGAAAACCGTAGTTATTGATGGGAAAAAGTATATCGAGAAACCGGACGTCGACCTACCGTTTGGGAATGTTTGTCGCCACTGCGCGCTTTCCAAAACAGCCGGAATTCCGTGCTATGACCGCCATGATTTTAGTTGCCATGCCGATTCCCGCCCTGACGGTCAGGGTGTTGTCTTTGTTGAACAAGGAGGAGTCCATGAACCTAACCAATGACCAGTTATATACTTTGAGGCATATGCTTGGAATCAACACGCCAAATGACCGGATCCCAAAGCCTTACCGAAATTATGCCGCAGTAAATCATGAAGACAAAGAATTTGCAGAGCTGGAACGTTTGGGAGCTGTGGAACAATACACGATATACTCAAAAGAGTATGTATATTTCCGGTGCACAGGAGCCGGGAAACTTGCAGCCATGCGAAGCCATAGGACGATTCGGAAAACAAAGTCGCAACGCCGATATTCCGCTTATCTGGATCTGATTGACGCGTGCCAGGAACTGACGTTTAAGGATTTTCTTACTAACCCAGAATTCAAAGAGGATCGGGATAACGCATGACAACCGAAAAAACAAAATTCATTACCGATATAATCAAGGACTGGCGAACGGCGGCAAAGCAGTGCCGGGCGGTCGACCGTGAAGCCGAGGCGGATATTTACGATGAGTGCGCGGAGAGGATGGAGGGTCGCCCCATAGATAAAGCAACTGAATTGCTTATGAAATTACTGAGAACAATGCGATGCAAACATTTAGATATGGGCGGCAAGCATCACTTTTTCCATGGCATGTACGTTTGCGATGTGTGTGATGAGCCGGACTATACTCCTGGAATTTCAGCGCCGGTTATAAAGGAAGTCAAGGCGTATTTAGAAACGGTGCGGTCGAGGAGCAAGGGATCGCATGAAGGCAATTAGCCTATGGCAACCCTGGGCCTCTGCAATGGCGCTTGGATGGAAGCGGATCGAAACGAGACACTGGAAAACGTCTTACCGCGGGCCGTTGCTTATTCATGCTGCAAAAAAGATTATCGGATGGCCGTCTATGGATATTCATGACCTATTTGATGATGAAATTGCATTTCAGCCCTCCGACCTTCCCCGTGGTGCGATCTTGTGTAGGGTCGATTTGGTTGGCTGTGAGCAGATATACATTCATAATCGGCCGACAGGGATTGAACGGATATTGGGGGATTATACACCAGGGCGATTCAAGTGGATTACTGAAAATATGATCTCGTTCGGCCCCATCCCATACCGAGGATCGCAAGGATTTTTTGATGTGCCGGAATCATTACTAAACAACACTAATCAAAAAGAATTGTCATTACCCACGATAGACCAACCAATCCAAATACCGTTGTTTAAAAAGGAGGCTCGAAATGAACGCACTGGATAAAGAAAGGCTCGAAAAACCGGGGACTGCTGCCGCAAAACACTTACTCGGGCAGATTGACTGTGAAAAAGGGAGCTGCGGTTGTGCTTTTTGGGTAGTGTCCGCAATTCATAAAATTGCACAGGAAAACCCCAAAATGACCATGACCTGTTTAAGAAATATAATCCGCGACAATATGCCGAAGGCTTTCGCCGCATTCCACGATTATTTAAAACACACATAATGTTTTTTTAACTTAGCGCCATTGCGCCTTTGCGCGAGAATCTTATGAACAATTCGCAATCCAAAATCCAAAACCCCCGCCCGCCTCGCCTGAGCGAGAGCGATGGCGGGCAGGTAAAATCAATCACCGTCCCGGTGAACTCCCCCTTCATCCCGGAATCGTTGAAAGCCCGGATCCGGACCGAAGGCAACGTCATCCACGTGACGCGGTTTTCCAAAGCCGAACGCCAGGTCATGCGGACAAAGCCGTGGATGTGGCCGTCCGAGTGGGCGCCGAAAAATCGGGTGATGACCATCGGCCCGTTTGCCGGGCGGCCGTGGCAAAGCCATATCACGCCATATCTTGACGGCGTGATGGATGTGATGGCGTTTCCGTCGATCCAGGAATTCACACTTTTAAAAAGCGTCCAAAGCGGCGGGTCCGATGCGGTGCACAATTTTATCGGCTGGTGTATCGAATATCTAAAAGCGTCTATCATGTATGTCTACCCGGATATTAACACGGGTCGGGAGAATGCCCAGGACCGGATCATCGCAATGATCGAAAAATCGAAAACCCTGGCGAAATATTTAACCGGCGTCGACGACGATGTGACCAAGTTCCGCATCAAGCTGGCTCACATGCTGATATATATCGGATGGGCCACGTCGCCGGCCCGGATGGGAAACAAGCCGATTCGTGTAATGGTATTCGATGAGACCGAGTACTACCCGGACGTGATCGGGAAAAAATATGCGGATCCGATCAGCGAGGGCGAAAAGCGAACCACTACTTTCGGCGACAGTAAAAAGATTATTTATTTGTCCGTGCCGGCCCTGGACACCGGATTTATCGTGAAAAAGTTCAAATCCGCCCAGGCGATCTTCGATTACCATGTGGTTTGCCCGGATTGCGGTCAAGAGCAGATAATGGTTTTCAAAAATATCAAATGGCCCCGGGTCGATGCCGCAACAGGCGAACTGATCGACCCGGCCGATATCCCGGAAACTGCTAAAAGGGGTGAATACCTGCATCCTGACCCCGATCGGATGAAGGCTGGAAAGCTGGCCTGGTACGAGTGCGAACACTGCCCTTCCCGCTGGGACGATCGAAAGCGCAACCGGGCGGCTGCTGGCGCAAAGCGCAGAGCGGGAAGCGCAGAGCGTACGCCAGGCGCTTTGCGCTCTGCGCCATGCGCTTCCTGGCGGGAACGATCGAGCGGTTTGGAATTGATGGAACACCTCAAAAAATACCGGCCGATCAGTGCATCGTGTCACATGCCGGCGTGGTTCTCATGGTTTGTCTCAAACTCGAACTCTGCGGCCGCCTGGATAAAATATGTGACAACCAAAGATAAAAACGCGCTCAAGGATTTTTTGACGAAATTTGCCGCCGAGCCCTGGACGATATACGAGTCAAAGCGGGAGTTCGACGCGGTTTTGAAATTGTGTGACGACCGGCCCCAGGGGGTAGTGCCGGGCGATAACCAAACCGCCATCTTGCTGATGTTTATCGATACCCAGGACGTCGGGTTTTGGTATGAAGTCCGGGCGTTCGGCCATGGCCTGACCGAGGACTCATGGCAGGTCCGGTTCGGGTATGTGGAAAGTTTTGCAGCCCTGGAAAAGATTTTGCTTCATTCCGAATATCAGGATACGTCCGGAAACGATTATGCAATCCGCAAAGCCGTGATCGATACCGGCGGGCACCGGGCGGCGGCGGTGTTCGAATGGTGCCGAAAAATGGGAAACCTGGTGATCCCGATCAAGGGTGCGGACCGGCAATCGGCTCCGCTTCGCTGGCATAAGCAGGAGTTTTACCCCGGGACAAACAAGCAGATCCCGGGAGGGATGCAGCGGCTGGACATCGATGTCAATTTCTACAAAGACAAGCTTTCCGGCAAGATGGGGATCGCTCCCGACGATCCCGGCGCGTGGCGCATGTGCGCGGACTGCACCGAAGAGTGGGCTCGCCAAATGTGCTCTGAAACCATCGACGAAAAGACCGGCCGCTGGGTCCCGATAACCGAAAACCGCCCGAACCACGCCTGGGACCTCGGCGGCTACGGCCTGGCCCTGGCCGATTTGCTTGGCGTTCGGTTTTGGAGAAAGGATCCGGCGCCGGAACCGGAAAAGAGGAAAGCGAAGAAGCAATCGACTAAGAGGAAGAGGTGGTAGGGTTGAAAAAATTAAAAATGAAAATTGAAAAATGAAAAATGAAGGAGGGACAAAAGATGCCTACATTAAAAGGTCAAAAACCAAAACCGCAAGTGATACAGATTCGTATGGGCGATGTGCCGTTTGAGGTTTGTGCTGCATGTAAGGGCGAGGTCTTTATTCAGGGAGTTAAATGGAAAAAGGTGTCGGCGATTCAAAGTCTGATCGGCAAAGAGGAAGTGGCAACCTGGCCGGCTTTGATTTGCGCCAACGCCAATTGCCAAACTGTAGTGGGGGAGACGCCGAAGGCGGGGAGCGCATAGTGCATGGCGCATGGCGTAAAGGACGAATAACTAACAATGAAAGAAGGGAGGAAATTGTTATGAAATTTGAACTTGGAGAAGTACTCAAGGACATAGTTACAGGATTTACAGGCGTGGCAATGGTTCGGGCAGAATATTTTACCGGTTGTACTCATTATGGATTGCAACCCCAATCATTGAAAGATGAGAAGCCGATAAATTGGGAGTGGATCGATGAATCTCAGCTTGTCAAAGTAAAAGGGGCTGAGAAGGTAGAAAGAGAACGTACAGGCGAGAGTGGGCCTTTCCCAAAAGGCCCGCAAATGTAAACAGCGTTTTCCGCTAAGCGTCCTGTGCCATGCGCTTAGCGGAAAAAAAGGGGAACAATAAAAATGATTAAACGATCAGACGATGCCTTGCAGGGCATGGAAGAAATTCGTGGATATGTGTTTAGGTCGGAGGCGACTGTTATCGATTGGATCTTGAAACGGCGCTTTCCGGCGTCGAAAATAGGTGGAAGAACCTGGGAGTCGAGCCGCACCGCCATTGACAAATGGAAGCAAACCC